TGGCCTTTGCGACCGACAAGTTCACCGAGGCTTTTGGTTCGCTCATGAAGTCTTTCGCCGACAATCTCTGTCCGGTCATTGTGGACACCATTGTTGACCGGCTCGAGATCACCGGCTTCGCCAGTCAGGACCTCGCACCAGGGCAGGAAGACAAGGTCGCTGACGAAGCGGCACAACTGTGGCGTCTCAACCGGATGGACAAGAAGATCTCCGATGTACACACCGAGGCGCTCAGATGCGGAGACGCCTATGTNNACGAATGACGCTCATCTCTGTACCGTCAAGTACGACCCCGAGAACCTGGAGACGGTTATCAGGGCTGCCAAGATGTGGTATGACGACGAAGCTCTGTACTGGCGTTTGACGTTGTACTATCCTGACCGCATCGAGAAGTACGGGTTTGAGTCGTCGAATAATTCTATGCCCTCGTCTGCGACGATGTTCCAGCCGTTTGAAGTGGCCGGCGAGCCGTGGCCTTTGCCGAATCCGTATGGAGTTGTGCCGGTTTTTCACTTTGCCAACCGGGCCAAATCTGGCGCATTTGGACAAAGCGAGCTCACCGATGCACTTCCTATTCAGGATGCCCTCAACAAAACCGTGTGCGATTTGCTCGTTGCTCAGGAATTCATCGCTTTTCCGCAACGCTGGATCACGGGTGTTGAGACCGAGATTGACGAAACTACCGGCCTGCCCAAGCAGGTGTTTGTGCCGGGCGTCAATCGGGTCTGGACAATTGGCGCGCCGGATGCGACGTTGGGCCAATTCCCAGGGGCGAATCTCGATCAGTACATCACGGTCAAAGAGTCTTTCCGCGAGGACATGGCGATCGCGACCAAGACGCCTTTGCATTACTTCAAGTCTTCTAACCTGTCTTTTCCATCGGGTGTTGCTCTCAAGGTTGCTGATGCTCCCTTGACGGCCAAAGTAAAGCACAGACAAATCACATGGGGCAATGTCTGGGAAGATATCGTGTCTCTCGGCCTGCTCATGATGGGCGTCCAGACAGGCGGGCTCAACTGCATATGGGCCAACACGCAACTTTATGACGATGAGGCCGAGTTGGCGAATCTGTAGACGAAGAAGCGGTTGGGCGTCTCCCAACGTCAGGTTTTGCGAGAGGCGGGTTATACCGACGAACAGATCGACCAGTTTGAGGAGGAGAACCAGGCGGCCGCCGACGAACTTGGCGAGCAGCTCCTGACTGCGTTTGATCGGGATGCCCCTGTTACTGAGCAACCCAGACAACCAGGGCGCCCGGCGGCCACTAAACCGGCATGACCGTTATCATCTTTGTCAACGACCTGCACATCGGGCATCCGTTCGCCGTTTCTCCTGTCTCGTGGGTGCTGCATGATGGCAATGTTTTCACTCCGAATGAACTGCAGGTCCAGATTCGAGGTCACTGGGTAGCGTGTTGGCAGCATGTCAGGCAGGTGCGCAAGGGCAAGAAGCTGATTATCGTTTCGGTGGGCGACCTGATCGAAGGCAACCACCATGAGACAACGCAGCTCATCACTCAGCGCATCGACACCCAGGAACAGATGGCGGTGGCAGTGCTTGAAGAAGGCATGAAACTGGCAGGGTTCAGACGCGGTGACCAGATTCGGTTTGTCACTGGGACGCCGGCCCATGATGGCAATGGCCTGCAGTCCGTTGAACGCATTGCGAGAGCGATTTTCGAGACAAACGACGATGGCCGGCTGTCGAGCGATCGGCTCTTGCTTCGCATCGGCGGCCACCTGTTTGACATCGCGCACCAACCGGGCTCAGGGACCGGGAATCGGGCCTGGACGCATGGCAACCCGTTCCAGGCGTGGTTGAAGTCACTGTACTACCAGGCATTGGAGACCGGACAGGAGCCACCGAGATACGTGATCCGGGCGCACCACCACACATACCTGAGGCGAGAAGCGCACAACATGGCGGGCGAGACGGTTGTCACAGGCTACATCCTGCCGGCGTGGAAGCTCAAAGACGAATTTGTGTACCGGCGCCAGGCCCAGGCGTTGAGTTCGATCGGGATGCTGGCATTGTCCGTGCATAACGGTCAGGTCGCCGAACATCTCAAGCGCATCACTATCACTCAGGATCACATCGAGGAGCTATGA